GGTATCAATACGCGGATTACGGATCGCTTGTGGGTCATTAACCGGGAACTCACCCAGTTTCAGCTGCGGGTGGTCTGCACTCCAGCACTCACGACATGCCTTAATGTCCGTGTCTCGCCCCTTAACAAAAAGACTGCGTAGCTCCCGTAACTTGTACTGGAACCCGCACACGTCGCATAGTGCGAGTGCTTTGTAGGAAGAGGCGAACTGGTTAGCCATCAGGCAATCCTACCGATCCGCGGAACAAACCGTGCTGACGTCTTCTCACGGTCTTCGCCTGCAGCCATGTTAAACTGTTCGTCGTACACAGCCTTCAACATAGGGATACGCTCGACTAACTCAGGAACTTTCATGGCGATATGATACGCCAACCCTGCCACAAGACAGGGGAAGAACCGGAAGTTCATGTCCGCAGTCTGTACACCACTGCCTGCATCCTCAATACGGCGCATACGCCAGTAGTATAGCACGTAGTTGTCGTTATCAGGCACAGGCCACACGTTCACCTTTGGTGCATCACGTAAACGTTCCACATAAAGCTGTATGGGACGCCCTTCTGATAGTTTGTTAGGTATAGACGCGTACGTACTTACACTGATCCGGCTTATGGTAAGGTCGGATTGTGTGTTTGAGTTACCACTGTTGGTACGTATTTGGTGTTCCATCAGATCAATGGTATCTGCTGGTAAAGTGTACTGCGACGTACCTTTTACTAGGTTTATTGTACCAGAATCAATGGTCCACATGTTAATGCCACGGTTCTGCCACTCGATTGTCATCAAGTTCATAGACCTACGAGCAGTGCGTAGGTCGTAGCCAGAACGCATCTCGCGGCCAGCACGTTCCCATGCTTCCTCCGCGATCTCGGTAAAGTCCATATTGAACGCTGTGCTACCAGATGTGGTCATTTCTTAGTCTTCCGTTTTACAGGGGCTACGCATTAGCGCATTTTACAGACTTTGCCGCCACGAGCCCTGCCGTAGCCGCGTACTTTGCCGCCCTTTTTCATCTTAGGCATACCTTCAGCACCGCTCATATCCGGACGCATAGGGGCCGGGCCACGCGTACCGTCCGTCATGCCACCGCCAATGGACTTAGGTGGCATCTTCTTAGTAGGGCGTGCTTTAGGACGCATCTTCTTCATAGCAGCCATTTTTTCCATGTCTTCTGGACGCATCTTCGGGCGTGCTGAACTCTCGACACCCATTCCGGCTTGATATTTTTTCATCTTACGATTTCCTTGTAGCTGTGTACCCATTTGTGTCCTGCCGATAGTCATCTAACAGTTCCACTTTCTCAGGCTCTTGTTAATACGGCTATCAGGATCGTTAGCCGTCTTGGAGCTTGTGTTTTGTTTCTTCATGCCCTTCATACGGGCACAGAACGATTTACGGCGGTTTGCAGCCTTTGAGCCCGCTTTGAGCTTACTAGGCTTCGTGGTGACAGCGGTTTTCAATTTGCTTCCGGGGTTAGCCTTACGATAGCTGGTCACCCCTTTAGCGTTGAGTCCGCCGGACTCACTTTTACCTGCTTTGCGTGTCCAAGCAGGAGACTTCTTAACGGAGCCGCCTGATTTGTAATAACACCGCATACTGCACCTCTAGCTATAGAATACTGTAATGGCACTGATGTTGGTCATCGCCGTAATAAGTACATCATTCTGGCACCGAAGACCCCAATCAGGGATGTTAACGGAGTGAGAATCTGAAGCTAGGAAGTCAAGATCGAGCACGGTACGCCCACCAGAACCATCAGTAACGGTAAGACGGCCTGCGCCGCCCGCGGTAGTTAGTACCTGAACCTGACGGATACGAGCTGGACCCACACCCAAGGATGCTGCCGTGGTAACTCGTTTCGACTGTACGTCTGAATTAGACATAATCAGTCCTCCTTCTTAGCAGAGGGCTTCTTTACCACAGGTTTAGCCGGAGCTTGCTTCGTGATGCGGCGTGCAATCTCTTCCGCGGAGGCTGGTTTGAATCTACTCATAACCTAACTCCTTATGCAGCTGCGATTGTAGCGCCAGTATCGGAACGCTTCCAGTCAGTACCGTTGGAAAACGCTAAGATAGCTGCGCCAGCTGCGCCGTTGGATACGTATACAACTGTACCCGCGCCAGCGTCAGAAGCTGAAGGTGCGTTTGCCACTGTGTAAGTTGGAACAACGATATCACCAATAAAACCGTTGGTAGAGGTCACTGGACCTGAAAATGTAGTATTCGCCATGAATATGTCCTCACATGCGAGTTAAGCGAATCTGTCTGCATGTCGTCAGTCGGGCCTGTCAGATTCACCGGGGAGTCCCGATACGTAACAAACTACCACCTCATAGCGTAATAAGTCAACGCAAAGAAAAAGGGGCCACCGAAGCAGCCCCTTCAACATAACTCTCTGAACGCTTACGCGCCAGGAGAACCATAGATACCCAGTGGGTCGGACACACCGAACGAGTAACGCTCACGGGCTTTGTAGCGGCTGTTGCCAGTATCAAAGTCAGCGTCCATCGAAGTAGCCATTGGGCTACGTGTGAAGTGCTTCAGACCGTTTGGAATATCGGTCGTCAAGAACCATGCGTTATTATCTGTTAGATAATGGTTGATGGCGTAGCCTTCAGGGATGGAACCGTTAGAGCGCAATGCGTTCAGATCGTTGTCTGCTGTGCCTACGCGGCCCTCAGTTTCCAACAAACGTGTAGCAACGAATTGCAACGCTGGTGGGATGATGAGTTTGCGTGGTTTAGCAGCGATCAGAAGCTCACGTTCGTCTGTCCATGATGCGATACCAATAACAGCCGCTTCCAAGGAAGTTTCGTTAAGGTCAGCCGCAACAGTCGGACGGTTTGAGTTTGTACCACCAGAAACAAGTGGGTGATCCGTAGCACAAAGGTTCTTGCCGTCACCGTATGTGGAACCCGAGAAGGCACCATTCAGGATTGCAGCGGCTTTGACCTGCTTTGTGTACGCCATGGCACGAGCCAGTGCTTTAGTATAACGAGATGACAAGGAGTCATACAGGTTATCTTCAATAGCTTCCTCAGTGATTGAGAAACCCATTGCCACTGTTTCGTGTGTATAGCGAGCGGACCATGCTTCTTGAGCATTATCATACTCAATAGCGGCACCTTCGCCTTTAACAGGTGCAGCTGAGAAGCCAGAAAGTTTTGTTTCTTCCTCAAAGGAGCGATCCGATGATTCAGTTTCAAAAATCTCTTTGTGCTCTTCGCCGTACTTAGCGTATTCGAGACCGAACAATGCGTTCAGACCCGGAAGCAGCTCTTTGAGTAGCTGGGCGCGTGAAATAGCCATGTGTTAGCCTCCTTATACGCCAGTCGTGTTGCTATACTGGTGACCTGCGTTCCATTTAACGTAAGCCTCCGTAAAACCACCCGAACTGTTTTTGGTTTCTTCTACAAGACCGACGATGCGGAACGGTAGAGTGTTTGTAGTCGCAGACGTGTCGGAGATTGCGCCGCGGGAGTTGCCCGAAGCAGAGTCACCTGTGTTGTCTACGCCAGCTACGTTTGCACCGATGTCTGTCAGAGCCAAGTCACCGATTGTTGTACCCGAGGATACGACGGCAGCTTTGAACAACAGTTCAGTTGCGTCTGCTACATAGGCGACAATGTCGGCTGCAACAACGTTTGCTGGAAGCGATTGGCTGTACAATTCATAACCCAAGTTTGGATCAGTGTATCTGCAGCCCATGAAAACACCGACAGGTGTCATTGCGGCGTCGAACGTATCACGTTCAACAGTACCACCGGTGACAATTTTCACGGCGTCGCCAAAAAAGATTGCGGTATTGTAACCACTTGCAACCTTCATCTGACGATACACACCACCCACGAAGGGTGTGCCGCTCAATAGTTTCACCGGAACCAGACCGTAAGGTCCGCTAACAGTAGGATAAGCCATTTTAAGCTCCTATTAAGTTCCATTACCAAAACTGACCCGCGATTTCCGTTCGTTGAACAGAGGCATACGAGGGTCGTTTTCTCTCATAAGGTTGTTGTCTACGGAGTTCATTTGGGCCTTGGCTTGGCTCGAGTAATACTCGTTCCGCTCTTCGACCATCTCCTTTGAAGCCTTACAAAGCATCAAACCACCGATAACAATGTTGTCTTTGAAGCGTTCTTGCTCCACTGCAACCATCATAATCTCAGGGTGATCCGTTGCCTTTACAGGCTCCCAACCTTCTCTCAGTTTCGAGGAAACGTTAGTGGCGTCTACGTGACCCTGCGTGCTCACGCGGACCCAGTGATAATCGTATCCGGGTTCAGGAGTCGGTGACGGAAGCAATTCCGGACGAGTCCATGCCTTTTTACGGGTAGTACGATCACGGGTTTCGAGATCGCGGGTAATGCGATTATCAGCCATTGTTTTTCCTCATATCTATTGCAACCTGTTTGGCGTATTGCTCGGGTGTCAGCCCCAACTTCCTAGCGATTTGGACTTGAGTGCGTGTCAACGTCACTTTTTTCGGTGCTGTGCTCCGCGTTGCGGGTGCCACCACCTGAGTCTTCTTCCGCTTCGGTTCGGCTTCCTCGAAATTATCGGGGAAAACCTGACGCATACGAGAATCAATCGTCTCGTAGTATTCATCACTCTGCGGGCTTACGCCCTGTTTGACAAGTTTACTGTGCAACCCCAGTGCTAAACTTGTCATCTCATCGTCTGCGCCGAACCAATCATTGGATTTCTGCCAATTAGAGGCCCGTTCGTCGACTTGTACTACCGGGGCGGGTTGTTCTGCCTCCACTTTTACAGGTGTTTCTTCTTCCTGTAAAGCTGGGAGTTTGAAGTTTGCTAACCTATCGGACTTAATCTTAGCATTGGTTAGCTTTTCTTGTGCTTCCAGCACTGCGTCAGAGTCCCCAGATTCGTACGCATCCTTGTACGCACGCTTCGCGGCATTGGACTCATTGGCGGCGTTCTTCTTCGCCTGTTCGAGCAGTGCTGTTTGGTTCTTGTTGACGTTACCTTTTAGCTTCTTATTCTCTTCCATAAGAGTCTGGGCAACGCGTTCAAGCTCCTGACGTTCACGGTAGGCTTCTTCTTTAGCCCGACGCTCGTCGTGGTAGCCTTTAGAGAAGTGCTGGATGCGCTTACGCACCTTATCGGAGTAGTCCTCCAGCTCTTCGTCTGTGACGTCTGTGGGTGGCTCTGAGGCCTTACGGCCCCGGTCTGCCTTGGGAGTGTCGTCAACGATCTCCAACTCAATGTCGTCCTCATCATCCGCGGACTCTTCAACCACTTTGGGTTCAGGAGTCTTCTCCGCTTCAATGAAGTCTTCTTTGGTTTTCTTGCCGGTGATGTCGATCTCGACCGCGCCTGTCCCTTCGACGTCGAACTTATTGTCGTCGTCTTCCGGGAACTCAAATTCTACTTTTTGAAAAGCCATGTTTATGCCCTCTGAATGCCGGTTGGATCAGCCACTACAGCCTCTACTGAGTCGTCGTTCATAAGACGATACTCAATGCCCTCAACAGTGAATCGGGTTCCAGAGTTCATACGAAACATAACGTAATCACCCTCTTTGCACCAAGCTCCGTCAGGGAACCGTTCTTTATCGGCATATGCACCAGCACCCATGTCCACAACGAGTCCAATAATAGACATGATGTGGTCGTGATTCTTAGCGGTCTCTGTCTTCAAAATAGACGAGCCGTCAAAGGTATCTTTGGGTTGTGGTAAAGCCACGAGGATACGATATCCCACAGGCTTCGGTAGTTGTAGTTCCAGTTCAGCGTCGCTGATTTTAACTGCTTCTTCAGTCATCATCGTCATCCATATAGTTCTTCGCAAGGTCTTCCACGTAGTTAATGCCAGCTTCGAGACCTCGAATTAAGCCGACAACTTCCTTGTATTGGGCGAAGTCTTTTGCTCCACCACCCCCAAGAAATTCCTGTGCAGAGGACTTATCATCCTCGAGTTTATCTTTAAGCACGTCAAAGACGGTTTTAGCCATAGTGTGCTATCGCTCCTGTGTTGGCTTACGAGTGTTCTGTGTCTGCATCATCCGAGCGACCTCTAGGGCCGTCTTCTCACGATTTACACGGCTGGACTGCTCCAACTGAACACCCTTAACTTCAGCCTCGATCGCCAATTCCGCTTGGTCGATCTTCAGCTTCTCTGCTTCCAGCATCGCACTAGCCGTTTCTTTGGCCTTGCGTAGCTGGAGTTCCTCTTTCTGGAGCATCGTATCCGCCTGATCTTTCTGGGCTTTACGTTGCTGCTCCTGCTGCTTGACCTGCAATTCAGCCTGTTTCATCTGAATAATCGGGTCTTGCTGCTGCTGTTGAGCTTTCTGTTGTGCTGCCTGCTGCTGATTAGCCTGCTGGAGCTGCTTGCCTGCGTCTGCAACCAGACGTGACAGTTGTACTTCCATGTCCTCGTCCATCTCCTCATTCGGAGCGGGGAGCGGTACACCCAACTTCTCTTCGATCTTCTGGCGGTAGGAGAACCCAAGGTGCTCGGCGATATGTGCCTGTAGAGACGCCATGATCTGCTTGGCCTGTGGGTTTTGCCCGATCATCTGAGCCACCATCGGGTCTTGCATGAACGATGTATGCGTAACGATGTGCGCCTCGTGGTCTTGGTAGATGAACGCCTTCATCGGCTTACCGATAAGTGCATCCATGTTCTCGCTGATCGGATCGGTAGGTTTCGCGTCGTCCTTCGTTGGGACGAGTTTATCGGCGTTCTTCACGCCCAATACTTCGATCATCTGTCTGTGTAGCTGCGGCAGGTCATATATCTGTGGAGCCTGCGCTGACATCTGTAGCACAGTCTGATACTGCACAACCCGCTGTGCCATAGTGGAGTTGTTAGGGTCACTAACAGGGATCACGTCTACCATCAGGTAGTCAGACCGCTTGGCACTCACCGCGCCTCTGTGAGGCTGGTACGCGTACTCTGAGGGGGCATACTCAGCCATGATAGCCTTGAGTAGCTTAAACTCCTGCTTCATCGCGTAGTGCACACGTGCTTGCACCGCAGCCATAGGTTTGAGTGTGCGCTCTAGTAGTGCCAGTGTCGTGCCCACAGGAGCATTAGCGGACATGTCAGAGATGTCCATGTCACTGATCGCGCCCAACCTACGACCTTCCGTCGTAATCTGGTTCAGAAGCGCTAGGAGCGTCTGTGAGGGCTCCTTGTAAGGCAGAGGCATGATGTTGTCCCGGATCGACCCGGAAGGCACGTCTACGTCCTTAAATTCGCCCGGCTCGATAGGGGAATCGTCCCCCTTGATACGTAGTCCACGGGACTTTAGCCCTCCCGGGAGGTTGGAGAGCGTACCAGCATCAACGAGCTGACGTATCAAGGAAGTCCCAGCACGGGCATACCCCCCGATAATGTGGATCAATCCGAGGCCGTAAAACCCGAATCCTGGCACATATACATAGTGAACGAAGTGCTGACGTTTGAGCGTGAGTGGGTCACCCTCTTCGTAGTTTCTACGGATCGCCAGCACTTCGCCACTCCCACGCTCAATAGTGACGACGTATGGACGAGCAATCTCATCGTCATCATCAATACCCTCGATTACGAGGTCAGCGTGGATTTCGTAAAGAGCGTAGCGGTCGTCGTTGGTGAGCGAGTAGCCCCCTTCTTCCGCTTTCTTCTCTTCGATATCTGTGTGGTATGGTTGCGGCTCATCGAGGTCTACGTCACGGTAGAATCCGGCAGCTTGGAGCTTCTTCAGCTCGTTCTTAGTCTTACGCATTACGTGCGTTACACGCTCTGCGGACTCGATATTAGACGCGCCGTAAGGCACAATCACGTCTTCAGCAGAGATATAAATGGCTACTTGACGCCCCAAATTAGGGTCAAAATAGACCTTTTTGAAGGCAGAACCAGCCAAACCGAGGCTATATAGCATCCGTTCGTGCTCTGGACGGTACTCAACCATGTTCTCAGTGAGCTCATAGTTCATATCAGCCGTAACACGGGCTGCTGCTTCCTCTTTTTCCTTGGTTTCTATCCCAAGAATCTTAGTTTTGACCGGACCTGCAGCTGGCATGGTCTCACTCATAGCTTCAGCTTGGAACCGGATGGCTGCTTCAGCCAAAACTGTGGAGTTTACCCCGCAGGCACCCTCCCATGGGCTCGTACGTTCTTCATATTTGAAGCCAATGACGTCTAAACCCTTGACAAACGTGTCCGCCCAGTCCTTACGACCCTCGATATCGGTCTGTACCTGCCCCACAAGCTCCTCAGACAGCTCGTTTAGGTGTGATTCATCTAAAACCTCAGCAATATTCATGCCAAACTCTGTAAAATCCATCTCATCGCCGGGAATCAGGGTAATTTCCATGCTTCCGTCAGCAAGAGTGACTGATTCTGGGTCGATAATCTCGATTTCCAGCTCATCATCTGGTAGTTCCAACTCTTCAACGCCGTCAAGACCGCCCTCGAACGCTTCTAGCCCTTGCGGGGCGGCGTATAGTCCTTTTTCGATAGCCATAGCTATACCTCTTAATAAAATCCGCCGCGGCGTTGTTTAAAGAACCGTTCTTCTTCCGGCTCATCTGAAGGGAGTCGAATGAATCCCCCCTGTCTAAAGCGCATGAGGGCCATCACTGTAGAGTCCACGAGGTCATCGTTACTCATAAAAGGGAATCCTGCAATCTCTTCGACCACTTCTTCTGCCCAACGTGTCTGTGGCACCCAGCACAGGCCAGATGCTACTATATCTGAGACGGAGTTGAGTCTTGCGAGCTTGTCACCCGACCCTCGGTGTGGAGTGTATTCAGATACTGGCAAGCCCATACGTCGCATCTCTTGATACAAGGCTACACCAGAACTTTTCTTCTCCACAATGAAGGAGTCTGGTTCCCAGTCTCGATACTCTTCCATCGCAAGCTGCTTTAGTTCTGGAAACTCCATACGCTGTTTGATGCTATTTAACAATATAATATTGTAAGCGTTGTCTTCCTCGTTCAAGAAAACACCCCACGTGGTAAGGGCTGTATAGTCTGCACGGTTGTGCTTCTCGGCTGCGGCATCCAACGACATGATAACATACTCGCAGGAGGGGGGTTCTTCGGAGGTCCATATGTTCCACCACTCCCGCTTGACCATAGCGGCTTCTTCTGTGGTAGGATTCTGCTGGTACTGCGAGTTCCATTGGAACACGGGCATTGATGCCTTGGTGCGCAGCAGCGCTTCCAGATCGAAAAACTCAGGCCAGAGTGGCTTTTCGACCATTTTCTTGGTCTTTTTATCCTTAACTTCTAGGATAGCGGGAAACTCTACCACTTCGTACTGGTCAGCCCGTTCGTTCTTGGACATATCCCGTGTTACACGGCCTGTGAGGTCGTCGAGATGCCAACGTGTCTGGATAATAGCGACACGACCCCCGGGCATCAGACGGGTACGAGCACCGAAGGTGAACCACTCATATGCCTTCTCAAAGACTCCAAAGTTGCCGTTGATGACATCCTGCTCAGAGTGTGGGTCATCCACAAGCAATAGGTCAGCACCACGACCCGCAAGTGCAGAGCCAATACCGCACGCATAGTATTCTCCTCCGACGTTGGTGTTCCACCGACCCGCAGACTTAGAGTCCTGCGCGAGACTTACAGTGGGGAATATCGACTTGTACGTGTCTGTAGCGATGAGGTTACGTACTTTACGGCCAAAATCTACAGCGAGATCGGTCGTGTGGGAGACCATCATAACCTTCTTGTCGGGGTTACGGCCCAAGAACCAAGCAGGGTAGAAGATAGACACAAGCTGTGACTTACCATGACGTGGTGGGATGTTAACACATACACGGTCTTTATCCCCACGCTCGATGCCCATGAGCATGTTAGCGAGGATACGGTGGTGTCTGCCCACAATGAAGTCTGGCATCATCAGTTTGCAGAACTCAATTAGGTCGGCATACGCACGTTTATTGGTGTCTCTCGTCTGTAGCTCGTCGACCATCTTGTCGATCTCGAGCACTTCCTCAGCGCTGAACGCGTCCAGATTATCGAGCATTACCTCAATATCAGCTTCTGTGAAGTCCGTTAGCTCAGTCATCATCGAACCCAAACTCTTCGTTCAGGTCGTCTTCAGATTCGTCCATAACGATCACAGCGTCCGGTATCTCTTCCGGCGGGTTCACCAGCTTTGCGAGCTTACCACGTAGCTTCTCTTTGATATCGTCCGTCGTTTGGTGTGTAATCGTCACCTCAGACTTCTCTGTGAACAACCCAACGTCTGAAATCTTGCCTAGCAGCTCCAGAGCACGCATCCGCACACGAGGGTCGGGATTCTCCGACTCCATTATGAGCTTGTTCGTGACCAGATTGCGCAGTTGCTTCGACGATTCCACCACAGAATGGTTAAATTCTTCGATGATAGCACCTGCCATCTTAATAGATGCGGGAGTCAGCTTGGCTGCACGCTTGGTCGTTACTTTACGTGATGTTTTGTCAGGGTCTTGGGCAAATGAGGTGGCCAGTGCAAGAACTACATCTTGGTCATCCGTATCTGGAGTCGTGTCCAGCCCGTGATCCTCGAGCAGAGATACAGTTTTGGCTAACGCAGCAGTGCGTTCTGGTAGCGAAATATGCTTCGCTTCATCCTCTAAAGGTACACCCAGCTCTGGCGTTACGTTCAATGTCATCTCTATTCGCAGGTTGTTAACCGGTAACGTAATAATAGGGGTACAAAAAATTTTTAGCAAGGGGTTGCAAAAACAGGGTGGGGGGTATCGAGAATTGGTGTTTTGTGTACTCCCGTGGTGGATTGTGTTCGGTTTGAGAAAATACAGATTTATTCGGGTGTATTAGTATTACATAGCTAGTACGGAGTCCCACTGTCACACGCGGGGGGTGGGGGTAGGGTATGGTCGCGCTATCGGCCATTTAGGGGATTCCCTAAACTATCAGGAAATGCCAAGCGTTGCCATGCCGTGTTGTTTTGTGCGGTTTTATCTATATCCAAACACGTTATAGCATGCCATAAGGGTTACATCGGAGGCAACAATGCCGAGCCGAATGTCTTGAAAGGACATACCATGACAAACTTAAACTTCCCAACAACACTAGCCAACGCCACCACGTCACACGTTAAGGCCATCACGGCGGCAGAGAAAAGCGCGGTCAAAATGCTGGACGTGTACCGCGCCGAAAAGATTCCCGCATCACACCTTGTTTCGCCGCGCTCAAAAGAGTCCACATGCCCGAGCCAAGAATGGTACGATGGTTTGCGTGAAGCGGTAGTCGCGGGATTCAGCACTGAGGAAAAGCGTATCTTGAAAGCGCCTACCGCGTCGCTCGAGGATGCTGGCAAGAAAGATAAGGCCAAGGTGCAAGGCAAGATAGGTAGCACGATCAAGGATATCAAGAACGGCCTATTGCGCAACCCCGACGGCAAGTCGCCTACCCAACCGAAAACAGGTTTGGACAAGGCAAGCGCAGACTTCCAAGCGTACCTTGGCAAGGTTCAAAAGTATGAAGATATGCCATTCGACGTGGTGGAATTGATGGCACTGTTAAATGCCATGGGTAACAAGTTTAACCTCAAGTAAATCAATCGGGTCAGGCCTTCGGGTCTGGCCCTTTTTTTGTGTCCGCCATCTGGCTGGATGCTGGATACCA